GTCCAAAGTTTGCCTCGGGCAAGAAAGCGATAGCGGAGTGCGACAGATGCGGGTTTCAGTACAAACTGAAAGAGTTGAAAAAATTGGTCATCAAGACCAAGAATATAAACCTGCTCGTCTGCCCTACTTGCTGGGAGCCAGACCAGCCACAGCTACAGTTGGGGATGTATCCGGTGTACGACCCGCAGGCGTTAGAGAACCCAAGAAAGGACAGCTCTTACTTGCAAGCTGGTCTAACAGGGATTCAAACCGAGACATTGACGGCTCCGAACAATGATGAAGATGCCTTTGGATTACCGTCAGGCGGAAGTAGAATTTTTCAATGGGGCTGGAACCCTGTTGGTGGAAGTAGAGCAAACGATGCAGGGTTAACCCCCAATAATTTGGTTTTGAGCATAACGCTTGGAACTGTAACTGTGGTTACAACTTAGGAGTAAAAGATGGAAAAGAAAGAAATGAAGAAGGTGGCTAAGACTGAGGTTAAGGCCCATGAAAAGAAAATGCACAAAATGAAAGCCGGTGGCCCAACTTCTATGGACAGAATGAAGTACGGAAGAAATATGGCTAAGGTGATGAATCAGCGTTCAAGCGGAAGGGGTCGATAATGGCTAAATTTTCTAAAAAGGTTGGTGGTAAAGAGATCGGTTCTGCCGAGGTGTATGCACCACCTCATACCATGACTGGTAAAGAAACTGACGTTCAGACCTACATGAAACATGAAACCGGAGCGCAAGTCGTAGACAAAATTAATATGTCTATTGGCACGATTAGCAAAGGCAACTACGCTCCCATTAATCCTTATGGCGTAGGTGTCATGCGTGGCTATGGCGCTGCAACTAAAGGCCGTAAGATCAGCGGCAAGATGGGCTAAATGAACTACACCCAGTTATCAGCCGCTATTAAATCGTACTGTGAGAATGAATTTCCACAGACGGTGGGTACGGTTACGTCTGTCGAACAGATAAATTATTTTATTACGCAGGCTGAACAGCGCATCTACAACAGTGTGCAGTTCCCCTCTATTCGTAAGAATGTCACGGGCTACACAACAAACAACAATAAGTACTTGTCCTGCCCGTCAGACTTTTTGGCGGTCTACTCGATGGCAGTGATTTCCAATAGCGAGTATCTCTACCTGCTTAATAAAGATGTGAACTTTATCCGTGAGGCGTTCCCGTCTGTATTGACGGCTAATAATGGGTTGCCACAGTACTACGCCTTGTTTGGTCCAGCGACAACTAACGAGGCTTCTCCGCAGATTACTAACGAGTTAACGTTTTTACTTGGCCCCACCCCAGATGCCGTGTATTCGGTAGAACTGCATTATTACTACTATCCCGAGTCAATCACCACGGCTAACACGACTTGGCTGGGCGATAACTTTGATTCAGTCCTTCTTTACGGTTCGCTACTTGAGGCAGCTACATTTATGAAGACTGACGTGGATGTGCTGAATAACTATGTGTCCCGTTACAACGAAGCCCTTGCACTTGCTAAACGCCTTGGTGACGGTATGGAGCGCCAGGACGCATACAGGTCTGGTCAGTACAGACAGCCGGTGAGATAAACATGGCCTTTCAAGGGAACTTCACTTGCGATTCGTTTAAAGAGGCTTTGTTTAAGGCTGACGTAGACTTTTTGGTCGATACGATCAAGATTGCCATATACGACAACACCGCCACATTAAACGCCTCTACTACGGCTTACACGGCTACCGGAGAAGTGGTTGCTTCTGGTTACTCAGCAGGTGGTAATACATTGACCCCTACTGTTAGTTTGTCTGGTGGTGTTTCATTCGTAGATTTTGCAAATACTTCGTGGAGTGCCGCTATCACAGCACGGGGTGCATTAATTTACAAAGATGGTGGTACAGCAATTTGTGTTTTAGATTTTGGATCAGACAAGATTTCTACAACTACATTTACCGTAGAGTTCCCGGCCAATACTAGCAATTCTGCGTTAATTCGACTTTCATAGGAGTTTTAAATGATTAACAATAAGGCAAAACCCACCGACCTGACTGTTGCTTCTGTTGCGGTTGGCGTTGGCTCTAAAGAAGGCGCTTTTGGCGGTGGCGTGTTTCACTTCAAATGCTATGACAAAGACGGCAACCTGAAGTGGGAAGACACTGCCCATAACCTCGTAGTTAACCAGGGCCTTAAAGACATGAACGACAAGTACTTCAGTGGCTCTGGATACTCTGCTACTTGGTACCTTGGTCTGGTAAACAATAGCCCCTCTCCGACCTACGCTGCAGGCGACACCTTGGCTTCCCACGCCACTTGGAGCGAAACCACGGACTACTCCGGTAGCCGCAAGGCTGTGACGTTTGGTGTTGCAACTACGGCTGACCCGTCAGTGATCTCTAATACCGCATCGCCTGCATCGTTTTCAATTACTGGCACGGTGACTGTGGCTGGAGCGTTTCTGTCTTCTGCGATTACGGGTACTTCTGGAATTCTGTTCTCGGTATCAAGTTTTCAGTCTCCCGGTGCTCGTGCTGTAGTGTCTGGCGATACGCTGTCCGTTACTTATCAGTTCAGCCTTGATGCCGCATAAGGAGTAAACAATGGCTACTAAATTTAAAAAAGGACAGGAAGTTAAGGTCGCTGTTACAGTCCCCCAGGGTCCGGTTCAGGCTCTACAAATGGATGAGGATGGTAACTTTTTCTACCTGATTGGATGGACTGATGCAGACGGTAATGCTCAAGAGCGTTGGTTTGCAGAGGCTGATCTCGTAGAGGCGTAATGTTTGGAATCGGGGCTTTTGCCGCTGCGCCATTTGCTAGTCTTGCCGGGTCATTTTTTGCGGTCTTAATCGCTGAAAGTGCAACGGCAAGCGATGTTGTCTCTGCGAAAGTTACGTTTCTTTCATCTTCATCTGAAACCGCTACCGGGTCTGATCAGGTAAGTTCTAGTTTTGTTGTTAATAGCTCGGTTGCCGAAACGGCCACCGGTGCGGATTCTATTAGTTCTAACTTCTCGGTCAATAGTAGCCTTTCTGAGACAGCCACGGGTTCGGATTCCATAAGTGCTGCGGCTAACTTCGGGGTGTCGGTAACTGAGGCTTCCACGGGTTCGGATCAGACTGCGGCTTCTGCTAACTTTGCGGTTACGGCCTCTGAGACAGCTACGGGTGCTGATACCACGGCTTCTACATTCGCAATTAACGGAACGATATCCGAGACTGCCACGGGGGCTGATTCAACCTCCTCAACCTTTGCTATATCTGGCTCGGTTAGTGAGACGGTTACTGGGTCTGATCAGGCATCGGCTAATGTGTCCTTTAATAGTTCTTTAAGTGAGTCTGCCTCTGGCACGGCTACCCAGTCTTCCTCGGCTTTGTTTAATTCTTCCGTGGCTGAAACCGCTCAGGCCCAGGATGCCTCTGCGGCCACCGCCGCACTGATAGCTTCTATACAAGAAAACGTCCAGGCCGTTGACGCCTTGATTGCCCAGTACCTTTGGGAGATCATTAACGACCATGAGTTGTCGGATTGGTCAGTTATCCCAACAAAACCGACTGCTTCATCAATAATTTCGGGGGCAGCCACTTTCAGCGGTATGCCGTTTAGTGGTCAACCATTTGCTGGTTCTGAGGTAGGCGATGATGTTCAGTGGACCACCATAAACACCTACGAATCAGATGACTGGGTGATAATCCCAACTAAGGAGTAATCATGGCGTTCGTAGTAAAAGACCGAGTTAAAGAGACTTGTACCGCTCCGGGTACAGGTACGGTGACGCTGCTCGGTGCGTCTTCGGGTTACCAAGACTTCTCAGCCATTGGTAATGGGAACACGACTTATTACTGTATCGCTGATCAGGGTGGTAACAACTGGGAAGTCGGTGTCGGTGTCTACACGGCATCTGGGACTACGCTCTCACGGGATACGGTGCTGTCCTCCAGTAACGGGGGGTCTAAGACCAACTTCTCCACCGGAACCCAAGATGTCTTTGTTACTTACCCGTCCTCACGGTCAGTTTATGTAAATAGCGGCGGCAGTGCGATTACCCCTGATGTGGCCTCTACGCTGGCCACGACTAACGGTGGCACTGGGCAAAGCACTTACACGGCAGGGGATCTGTTTTACTACGCCACAGGGACTGCTTTTACCAAACTGGGGATTGGTTCAAACAAAACCATTTTAACTTCAACTGGTACGGCTCCTCAGTGGTCAGCAAGCATTGACATATCTCAAGGTGGTACAGGGGTAACTTCTTATACTGCAGGGGACATTACTTATTATTCAGCCGGTACGGCCTTTACCAAACTGGGGATTGGCTCTGCTGGTACGGTCTTGACTTCTACTGGCTCTGCGCCTCAATGGTCTGCAGCAACGAGTGTGGCGGTTACGAGCATCTCGTTTGGGTCTACGGGGCTAACACCTAGCACGGCCACTCAGGGTGTGGTCACAGTTGCGGGCACTCTGGCTACGACTAACGGCGGTACGGGCCTGACATCGTTTACGGCTAACCGGGTGTTTTTTGCCTCATCAACTTCGGCTATTGGATCGTCAGCCAGCTTCACGTTTGACGGCACAAGCCTGACCGCCCCGATTGTTAACGCATCTAACGGAATCTTGGTCAACTCAACAACCATGACCACAAGCTACACGATTGCCACCGGGACCAATGGTCTGTCTGTCGGGCCGTTCACTATTAACTCAGGCGTGATCCTGACCATTGACTCTGGTCAGCGTCATTTGATTCTGTAAGGAGAAAAGAATGACTTTAATTTTAAGCGGAACAGACGGCGTATCAGATATTGACGGCACCGCCGCTACCCCAGCCATTCGTGGTACAGACGCTAATACGGGTATTTTCTTTCCCGCCGCAGATACCATCGCTTTTAGTGAAGGTGGTGCAGAGGCAATGAGGATTGATAGTAGTGGGAATGTGGGGATTGGTACGACAAGTCCTGCACAGAAATTAGATGTTGCTGGTAATGCTAGGGTTGGCGGCACAACTGGTCAGTTCTTTATCAATGCCTCATCTACATCGCAATATCCAGCATTGCTTTTCCAAAGCGCAGGAACAAGCCGTTCATCTATTTTTATAGACGATACAGGAGCCACATTTCCTACTTTTATATCTGTCAATACTGCTGCTCCTTTAATATTTAGAACTGACTCCACAGAACGTATGCGTATCGACTCCAGCGGTAATGTGGGGATTGGTACAACTTCGCCTAATGGAAAACTTGATATAACTTCTACCAGTGCTGGAGCAACCACCAATGCTCTGTTTTTAACAAATGCTAGTGGTAGCGCAAGCACAGCAACTAACCTTGTATTTGGTGTATCGGCAACACCTACCACTAGAAACGCAACTATTCAAGCAATCAATGCTGGTGGTAATGCTATTAATCTTGCTTTCTTGACATCCAATGGAGATGCCCCAGCAGAACGTGCCCGTATCACCAGCGGTGGTATTTTTTGTATTGGTACGAGTTCCAGCATAGACTCAATGCCGCTTAATGTGGTTGGAGCAACTGCTGGTCAAGTGCTTCTACGCCATAGCGGCTCTGCTCATTGGAGAATGGGCCCAGATTCAGTTAGTAACGATTTTATTATTTACAGTTCAAGTACTGGTGGCGTCTATGTTACTAATACCGGAACTAGTTGGAATGCTAGGTCTGATGAAAGATGTAAAACAGATTTAATTCCCATTGAAAATGGTTTAGATAAAGTTTCAACTTTACGGGCTGTTACTGGTAGATACATTGAAGATGAAGAAGGGTTTAGCAGAAGTTTTCTAATTGCTCAAGATGTTCAGGCTGTCTTGCCTGAAGCAGTTGATTCTAATCGAGAGTATTTAGGACTTAGTTATACAGATGTTATCCCGCTTCTTGTTGCTGCTATTAAAAACTTAAAAACAATCAACGATGCACAAACAACCCGCATCGAAACACTAGAAGCTGAAGTAGCGGCACTAAAGGCAAAGGAATAACAAATGACTGAACAACAAATTGCTCACAGATCTAAAATTATGGAAATAGCGGCAAAAGCTGGGGTTAGTCCTGTGAATGACGACCAAATAAAGTTTGAAGGCCCGATGTGGCTTTGCCTTGAGCGATTTGCTAATTTAGTTATTGAGGCTCAGACAAATAACACGCTGGCCCTGAAAGCAAAGGAGTAGTCATGTCTAAAATTGCACTTGAGGGCAACGCCAGCGAATAAGACCATGTACCACTACACCTACATGATCACCGTCAAAAATCCAACAGACGCTCGGAGGCTGTACCTTGGGGTTCGGTCTTGCAAAGTCGTGCCTGAAGAGGATTTTTACTTTGGGTCATGCAGGCCATTCAGGGCATGGCAAAAACAAAATGGCACCGATGGTTTAGATCGACAGGTACTGGCAGTATGGCCCAGCAGGCAAGAAGCATTAAGCCATGAGATTCTGTTACATGATTGCTTTGATGTGGCGGTAAATCCAGAGTTTTGGAATCAGGCCAAACAAAAGGCTACTGGGTTTGATACCACAGGCACTACCCATATTGGGTACAACAAAGGCATGAAATGGACAGAAGAGCAAAGACAACGTGCATCGGCAAGTCGAATGGGGCATCCCACATCGGAAGAAACCAAACAAAAAATTAGTGATGCACAAAAAGGTAAAAAACTTGCCCCTGAACACGTTGCTTCCTTAACTGGCAAAAAACGCTCGGAAGAGGGTAAAAAGAACATGAGTCAGTCCAAACTGCTTTACCTTCAAAAATTGCGTGAGGAAGGTAAACCCATGCCGAGTCAGGGCCAAGTATTTAGTGAAGAAGCAAAATTAAAAATGTCGCTTGCTAAAATTGGAAAACCAACTTGGAACAAAGGCCGCTCATGGACTGATGAGCAACGAAAGAAATTAAGTGAGGCCGCAAAAAACCGTAAGGTTAAGCGCCAAAAAAATGAGAAAGGACAATACCTGTGAGCAAAATTGCGTTAGAGGGAAATAGTTTGGGAACCGGCACTTTCACCATAGCCGCCCCGAACAGTAACAGTTCTCCAACACTCACCCTACCAAACTCCTCCGGCACGGTGGTAGTCACCGGCGGGGCACAGACCATTGAGTTTGCCGCAGGTACTGCTGCTGCCCCGTCTATTACCACCACCGGCGAC